ATGATGATTATGGGGCTCTTGATGATGGTGCGGCAACTAATGTTATAATAACGACAAGTACTGTTTTAAACGCTGATTATGCATATCTCGGAAAAGTTAATATTGCTTCAGGAGTAATATCAACTGTTGAAAATTCCCCAGAAAGAGGATTGTCTCCTAATTTAATAAATGGTGACGATCCGTTCTTTGTTAAGAATATTAAAGTTAGCGGTACTAATGAATCAGTAGCGTATGGAGAGGCTGAATTTTATAATGTTGTTATAAATGGAGCAACTGAAATAAATGGAACTTTAGCACTAAATGATGATGTAACAATTGACGATTCAAAGACAATAACATTACCAGCTGATTCTGGAAAGATTAAAGTTGGCGGCGCTGATATTGGTTACTCAGGAACCGTTAATCCGTCAAGTTTAAGTTCAATGGAAATTAAAAATGGTATAATTGTAGGAACGCCATCATAAGGAGATATAATATGAAGTTTGCACTTAACGAAAAATATCCAATCGAGACAGAAGAGCAGCTTGTTAAGGCGGCTGAGTATTTCGAAAAGAATATGTCACGATTTCATCCTAGTGATCGTGTTAAGATAGCATGTAACCTTGACTCGCAATCAGCTAAGTTAGGCGTTAATCTTAATCATGGATGGATAACTAATTATACTAGGATGGAGAAATCTGCCGCATTATCGCCCGGATTTAAAAACTCCATGAAGCTTCGGAAAGAAGCTTGTGTAAGGTATAATGTAAAATTACCAAACATAGATGGTGTAGAGAATACTCCTAACCCTACAGCTATAATTGATGAAATTATTAAAACAAGTGAAAATTATAGTACACAAGAATTGCTAAGTACTATAGTAGAATTCGATAAAAGGGCTGGTCTCGAGTACCTTTATGATAATCAGATTATGGATCCGTATATTACTGTCTTCGGAGACACTAATAACCCTGAGTTTGATTCTGTTAAACTTGCCGGAGACGCAACTCAATACGATCTGGTAAGAGCATCAAGAGATCATGAGAAACTAGCTGAGGTAAAAAGCAAGCTAGGAGAAGAGTTCGCGTCAGAGTTTCAAAACAATCCTATTACTTCAATAGGAAAACTTAATAGTCCGGAAAAAACTGTTCTCTCTGAGATAACGAGGTAATTTTTGTCGATTATAAAATTATCACAACAGCTCATGGACGCCCATATGGTGGGCGATCAGGATGAGATAAAAAGAATAAAGTCAGAAATTGATTTTAAATATGAACAGTCTATTCCAAAAAGAAAAACGAATATCGTACAGCTAAGTACGGTACTAAATAATGATAACTCACCAGCCCCTGTCGTATATGATTTTTTAAATGAATCGTTTGGTCCGGATTGGTGGGAATGGGAGTTTGAAACTTTAGAAAGAATGTTATGGATAAGGTATGGTGTAGCTCTTGAAGATATTAATCGAGATAAAGTGTGGGCAATAAGACATGTCTGTAGAAGTGACGGATCATTCTCTAATTGGTTTGAGTTTAATCAGTCGGCACTTTCTTTTTCAGGATGCATAGCTGATTTCGAGCAGTTGAGAAGTCCTTCTCCTGGGATGGTTATCAGTACAGTAAAAACCTTAAATCATATAAGGCCGGATAGAAAGTCTTTTTTTAGCAATGATGTTTTAAAATATATTTGTATAATTTTAAAAAACGACGGATTGTATATTCCTCCACCATCAATAAATAACCTGATACAGGAAAAAATGGAAGAAATTATATCTCAAGAAGTTAAGTCCAAATGGATTGATATTTTTAAAAAATATAAACAGTTAATTGATGGGGATATTGAAGATGTTGGAGAAGATATGGTTGATATTCAGGCTAAACGATTAGTCGTGGCTGAAAAGTCCGCACTTAAATACGGGGTAAAATAAGTTATGGCTTTTGACGGATTAGTTGGACCGGGAATACCAGGATCTGGCACTGTAGGGTCTACGAATCAAGTTGGATTTACGAGAGGATCTATAAAGTACGATTCTCCTTTTCTTGATATGACCAGTACCTTTTTACCGAGGTATATAAAAAGTATCCTGAGGTTTGTAGCAGCTTATGTTATGGGTGACGGCCTGGTGGCTCAGTGTGTTTCTAAAATGTCAGAGTATCCTATTACCGATCTTCTTTATAATGAAGACGAGAAATCAGCGCTTGAAGATGATAGAACTGTTGATAAGTGGAAGTTCGTTTTAGAGAAAAAGATGAATATCGTAAGATCCATGAAGCAGGCTGGAATGGATTATTATGCGTATGGAAATAGTATTGTTTCCATAAATTATCCTTTCAAAAGATTGCTTAAATGCCCAAGATGTAAGAATGAACAGGCCGTTGATGGTATGAAAGTTAAGTTTAAAGGATTTTCGTTTCATTCTGACTGTGTAAAGAAAAGTTGTGGTTATAAGGGCAAGATGGAGGCGAGAGATATCAATACTAAGGAAGTCGACAAGATGGGTATTGTCCATTGGGACCTTCTTTATATGGATATCAAGTACAATAGTATAACTGGTGACCATTTCTATTTCTACACTATACCACCAGATCTAGCCGCTGCGGTAAGACGTGCTGACATGGACATTGTTAATACTACCAGGCTGGAGATAATCAAAGCCATACAAAAACGCAAACAACTCAAATTAATGGCTGATAACGTATTCCACATGAAGCGGCCGGCACCACAGTATCTTTTCCCTTCAGAAAGAGGTTGGGGGATACCAGTAATTATGCCGGTAATGAAGGATATCTTCCACTGTAAAATACTTAAGAAGGGTAATGAGATGATCGCATTTGATCATATTGTGCCTCTCAGAATCCTATTTCCACAGGGTACTGGTGATGTCTCTCCGCATGCTACAATTAACCTGAGCGGCTGGAAAACTAAGATAGAAGATGAAGTAAGGAAATGGAGGGCTGATCCTAATTATATCTCTATTGTTCCTTTGCCATTAGGCATGCAGAATTTCAGTGGTGACTCTAAGATACTGAGCGTAACCCCTGAAATTAAGGCTACTGAAGACTCGATAATTACTGGAATCGGGATAGTTCCCGAGATAATCCGCGGTGGCGCGTCGTGGTCAGGAAGCAATGTGTCACTTCGGGTTGTCGAAAACACATTTATAAACCACAGAAATGATATGCACTCTTATATGGACTTCATAATTGATGGAGTTCACAGACATTTGGGAATGCCTAAAATTAATGTAAAAATGTCTGATTTTAAGATGGCTGATGATCTTGAAAAGAAAAAGGTAATGCTTGACGCTGCCAGGGGTAGGACATCTGAGTCATTCATTTCCAGGAAGACCGCTGTTAAGGAAATTGGATTTGATCCAAACGAGGAATTTAAGAATAAATCTGAAGAATTGAAGGAAATAATAGAACTAGCCACACGTGAAGCTGAGGGTATTGCAGAGGCCGAGGGAGGAGCTTTAATTATCAGTTCCTCATATCAAGCTGACGCTCAACTTGATGGCAGAGATCGCATGGAAATGCACGAGAGAGAGTCTCAGGCTCGTCGTGATGAAGAGTTCGCCGCACAGAGCGAAGAGAATGCTGTTGGTGTGGAACAAGAGGTTTCAACGGTATCTGAGCAGGCCGGCAGGGATCCTAATCAGATTTCACTACCTAATTTTATACTCATTCTTACCCAGAGATTTATGCGTCTAGCCAAGACTGATGTTGATGAGTTCAAAATACGCATGCTTGCCATGAAGAATTCTACTCCGTCACTATACCAGGAGATTTATAAGAACCTGAAGGAGATGAATTTGATTGAAGCTGACACTCTTCCTAATCTTGAAGAGGCCCAGAAGATGACCCCTGGTGAACTTCCTACATATTCACAGGGAGACCAGTTCGCCGCGGAGCCGCCATCTATGGCTGAGGCTGGCGCTAATCCAGCAATCATACAGACACAGCCAGGGGGAGCTAGCAGTGGCCCTCCGACCACCTTACCAGAAGCACGCCCACCACGATCAGAGAAATCACCCATATAATAGATTGCGGTTTGAAAGCCACCCTAACCTTCGACTGCGATCCGCCGGCCCGGGTTCCTTATGGGATCCGGGTTTGTGCGTTGATGGGTAAAAAAGAGCATGCAAGCAGGGGCTCCTTTTTAACTATATTTTAAGTTTAAAAAACTCCTCAGTAAGAAATTTTTTAGCGTCAGTATTTAATTCTATTACCTCTAAATCTACGAGATAATGAATATATTTTGGACTCTCTAATATTGCATCTCTTACTGTGAGTCCATTACATTTTCCGAATCTAATTATTCTATCAAGAGAAAATAAATCCGGATATTTATCATTGGATCTGAAAGTAGATCCGTACATTCCTTTTTCCATCATATCTCCTTTAAGTTAAATGTTTCATATTATCGTTATACCATATAACAGGAGATTCTAACTGTGCGCTGATGGGTAAAAAAAGGGGGTGGTGTGTAGATCACCCCCTCAATTATTTTTTACTTGAAGTCCTCTTTCTCTAACTTCCTTATATATTTAAATGGAAGATTTTCGCAATAGAAACCTGCAGCATGCTCGTGACCACCACCTCCATACTCTTTTGCTACAACAGAGACATCTGGACCACTCTCATCAGAGTAAATGGTTACCTTGTGTTTTTTACCATCATGATTATAAACTATCATGGCTGAGAATAAACCTTTTTTTAGAGAATCAAAACCAGCACTTGAGGCCTGCATATTACAAGCTACAGCCGCAGTTCCTCTAATATTAACCACGTATCCCATTGCTCTGAGAGATCTCATCCAGTTGTTATTATTAATCTCAGTTATTATAGATCCCTTATTAATAATACTATCTACAAAATTGCTATCATTAAGCAAAAGGTCCCATAATTTTGTATTAGTCGGTCTCATATCTTCCATACGTATACCAGCCTGAAAATTTCTCGTACTTTCTCCATACTCGAATTTCCAAACATCATAATCACCGAGAAATTTTATTACCTCAGGACAATATGCGCCAGGAAAGAAATACTCCCAACACAGATCA